CCCGAGGCTCTGAGGGATGTAGAACGGTGTATCTTTGTCCGCTCCATCCATCCCCCAAAGGCGAAAACGCTCCAATTTTGCATGTTGGACGGTGTTAAAAGAAGTTTTAACGGCCTCCCTCATTGTAGGACGAGAACGCTCGCCGGCGTCCCCCTGTAGCATTTCCAAGAGTTTACGGCCCCTTGTCTCAATAGTGTTCCTCCATTTAGTGTAGTCAATGAAGTTATCAGTCTTTGCATCCTGATCGCTTCTTTGGCATCCCTGTATGAATGAAAGTTTCTCGAGAGTCGAGGAATTGTTGTGTTTTGTCCGTAGTGTCCTCTGTTGCTTTGTGTTGAGTTTGCCCCCGCAGTAAGCCTTTACGCAGATTTTATTTGCGTCGAGCTCTTCAGCGAGGACTTCCAGAAAGATCTGATCGTAGTCACCGATACCCTGGCAACTTGTCTTTCCTGTTACAGCTTCACTTCGCTGCCCACCGCATATTAAGCGGCTATTAAGGGTGCGCTCATTCCTGAAAAGGAGCGTCGGGCGATAACTTCCCGAAAGTGAAAAGAGGTTGTGAGGTTGATGAGGGGCTAGGTAGGATTTGATTTTAATCTCAGGTGTAAAGTAATATAATTGTGAATTAATTATAGCCACATTTCTGTGAGTATAGTTCTTCCCCAACGAAAACTTCAACCCGCATTCCTTTGTAACCTGCTTCCAAATTCCATAGTGAGCCTGATTAAAGGCCCAAAAAAGGATGTCGTCACCATTGACGCACATCGGGACGTCTTCGAGGCGAAGAAAATCATTCTCCTCAAGAAGTCCCTGATCTCGCAGGAACAATTCGAAAGCCACTTTCGTGGCAGCCAAATTGATTAAGCAGAGAATTGGAAAGGAAGTAGGTGAGCCCATTAGTTGTCCCCACTGTTGTTTGTAGTAATTCCCCTTTGCTGTATATTTCAACTGATGTCCTGTCAAACACTGTTTAAGTACTAGTTGATCTTCTAAAGGTACACGCAATCTCTGGCAAATCGCTTCATTAGCGAATTCACTCAGTGCAGGGTGCAAAAGGTCGGTAGCCGACTCATAATCGCCAGAAACAAAGAACCCTTCGTCATTTCTGATAAAGAGTTTTGAGTTCCCAAAGATCTGAGAAAGATAAGCGCTGTTACAGGGCTGTCCGATCAATCTGCAATTTTGTTGTCTCCTCATCCGACCATGAATCACCTTTTGCCAACGACGAGCCAAATGATATTGGTCTGCATCTCCCTTTGTGATTGTTCTGACCTTGAATGCCTCCAAAAGAGGTACCACTTGTGCACAGACTTCTCGTCTGGTGTAAGCGGTAAAGCGCGAAGCTTCTTCAGCCTCACGGTACAATTCAGGATCATAGGGAGTGCGGACATCTATATATTCAGTCTTGTATGTACAATAACTGTGTAGATATCCTTCGTCTGGTTGTGGTAATTTGTAGTCTTCGCCGTGGCTTGATAGTAAATCGCCAGCAGCGCCCCCCTTGTGACGTCCGAATTTGACGGATGCGCCCAGGGAAGGGATGCGAGATGGTGCCTGCCGTTCAGGTTTAACGGGGATGATAGTAATCTCACCCGTCACAACGTCCTGTAAAGTAATCTCTTCCGCCGGTAGCTTTCCGAATATCTCATCGGAGCATTGTTGAATAGCAACTTCTATTAGTTGCTCCATTCGGCTAGAGAGTGGATCCTCAGATTTGGGTATGCACAGAATCTTTTTGTGCTTATCTAAGTTCTCCTGGACGAAGCTTTCTTCTACCGCGAGTGAGCAGTTTTTTGTCATGTAGATGTCCTTGGTGAATGTGATCATTAGTTTAGTGTTCTGAGAGTTTAATGCCCCCTTACTAGCCAACCTACACAATTCTATCCAGTCGCTTTGACCACAGAAATACTGAGGCCCGCCGGTGATTTTAACAAAATCCGGCATGGGTGGAAGTTCACTCTGTTGAAGAGCGGTAGCCCACAGAAATGCTGTAGACCATTTTAGATATTTTTCCATTAACCCATATTGCGCGTACACCCACAATCTTCCAACTGTCTTTGATAAATTGGCCTCCGAAAGGAAACCATTGATCGCAGCAGAGAATGAACGTAATGCGTGTTCCCCATAGTCTAGTCCTTCGTAGCCCTTCCTCCATAACCTAACAGTATGTGTGTACCATTGTGTCATGTAGGCTGCCTTAAAAAAACAGTCTAGAGAGAGTTTATCGAGAGGTGGTGCCATGGTACCATCTTGGTCAACAAGTGTTTGAATCTCGTTGTATGTTTTGCGAATAAGGGTCGGATTCCAGAATGGACGAAACCCGAATTCACTTGATAACTTCTTCGAGGTCATCAAGCGAGTGATTCGCTGAACAGACAAGATGGGGGCTCTTCTTTTGCAGGGCTGCCCATTCCCCGAGCGGGGTCCCTCACAGGACCCGAGTAACTCACTGATGATCATTGTTTCGCGGTCTATCTTTGATTGCTGATTGCCCATTTTGGGTTTTTGGCTGAGAAGTAGATAGTGGAACGTGATATCGTCAGT